GGCAATCCTAATTTGGGCCATGTGCTTCATGATCTCGGGATTGATGCTGGGAGTCTGTTACTTGCTAGAGTAACTGGTCATCGTGACCAAAAAGCCAATCGCCGGGCTAAAGCAATCTTTGAACGGCGGACACGTGTGAATTCACACGTGAAGGATGAACCATATCCTGAACCTAAGCCTTGCAGATTAATCAATGCAAGGGACGATTGGGCTAAGTGTCAACTTGGTCCTGTGTTCTCGGCTATAGAACACACAGTATGTCAATTACCCTGGTTTATTAAATATATACCTGTTAGTGACCGGCCCGGGGCCGTCATGGACCGTGTATTTATGGAGGGGGCCAGATATGTATGTACTGATTATACCTCATTCGAGGCGCATTTTACGAATGAAATGATGTGGGCTCTGGAGGAACCACTCTACCGGATAATGGTAGAAAATCTTCCGTGGGACGTTAAGACCACTTTCCTCAAGATGTGGAAGGTGGCTGTTACTGGCGATAATCTTATAGACTTCACGAATCTATTTTTAGCCAAACTTAAAGCAGTACGCATGAGTGGTGAAATGAACACATCACTTGGCAATGGCTGGTCCAACTTGGTGCTCTTTTTATTTGCAATGGATGAAAAAGGTGCAACATGGGATGAAATCATCGACTCACATGGCTTTGTTGAGGGCGATGATGGAATATTCAGGATCGATGAACGAATCAGCCCGACTTCAGCACAAATGGAGTCGTATGGATTCCGGCTTAAAATTGATGTTGTGTCAGACATCAAAACTGCTTCTTTCTGTGGCCTGATCTTCGATCCAGATGATCTGGTTGCAGTTACAGACCCATTACTCGTGTTAATGAAGCTTGCATGGCTTCCTCGACGATATATCGGATGTCGCGGGGGAACTGCAGATGAGTTACTCAAGGCTAAGGCCCAGAGTGCTCTGTACCAGTATAATGGTTGCCCAATTATAACTACTGCGTGTGTACGCATCCTTGAACAATTAAAGGATGTTGCGTATACTGCGCGTACTTATAATAGCTTCGACTCCTACAAATTGGTTATTTTTAAGGAGTCTTTTGGGGTTGTCGCTCGTGACATCCCTGATAACACTCGTGCTCTCGTTGAACAAATGTATGGCATCTCACTCACAATGCAATCTGTGATAGAGAGTGCCCTTTCACAGTATGTTTTAGGTGAAGAATTGCATCTCACCTTTCCCAGTGAATACGACCATTATTCACAATGCTATGAAGATTACGTTAGTTTTCCGACTGAACCAGACCCTGTGGCCCGCTCAAGATATTATCAATTTTTACAAAAATTGTATATGTCTGATGGTGGAAAGCTACCACAACCCCCTCCCTGATAGTGCTGACTATCTGGCGTGACGCCCTTAATGGTCGAATTGCAAATTTCCGATGTTTGCGTCACAGTTTCACGATCCACAC